AATGATAGGTCGAGCCTACCACCGTGAGATTCACTGGTTTTGTTGTCTATATCTCTATTTGATGTCCTGATTTATGCGCCTTGTAGTAGTGGTGCGGCTTTCCGCTTGATCATCCCTGTTTATATCCTTGTTCATATTCATATTATTATTATGATGTATGTTGTTGATAGCATAATAATTCATATTCATTCTGTGATTTTCACGGGTTTTTGCTGTGAGCTTTCCATATTCCGCTTGTTTCTCAGCCTGTCAGATTTGATGCCAAAAATAATTATCATGCAATTTCTATCACTTGCATATTATCTTCATTGTATTATTATTATGGCATGATGCTTGCTCTATATAAAGGCAAACGGATCATTGAAAACCTGGATCATCACCGCACAAACAAGCGGACCAGAAATCAAGAGTCGATGAACCACTGGTGGCTGATGTCTTTAGTCTTTAAGTACCGGGCGGATGGCAGGGAGAACACAGCTTGCGGGCTGTGGAGCGTGCCGGAGAATGGAGGAATTATGAATCAAATATGGCGCAAAATAGACGGAATTAATTACCTTATGCGGGATGGGAGAAGCACAAAGGAGCTGCGGGAGATATTTTCAGATGTGCTTCGGAAAAATCCAGGAACTAAGCTGACATTCCGTGAATGGCTGGTTAGTTATGGAAAAGTCTATACAAGCAAATAATTTACCCGGCGCGCCTCAGAGTCCGCAAGAGCGGCAAAAACAAAATAACCAGAGAGGAGAAAGATCATGAGACCAGAGAATAAGCGGATGCAGGATTTTCTTAGGGAAAATGGCATTGACGCAGTTGCTAAATATTTTCCCGCCGGTAGCTGTAAACATTCATGGCGGCTGTATGGTGTCACCGGAGAAAAGGACGAAAACGGGCGGCCTGCTTATCAGAAATGGTGGGGAAATGAATCCCTCATCAATAAAATGAACGCGCTTGGATTCACTGATTTATGGCATGAACCTTTGAAAAACAGTTCAGGAAATGGTGGCGTTTTCTCTGTCATGGTGCGGGGTCACTATGAACTGCTTGAATGTCAGAAAAACGATGCAGTAATTCTGACAAAACAAACCAGAGAAAAACCGGAAACGCGCAATGATACCGGCACATCAAGAGAGCTTCGTCGTCAAATAAGGCTTAATAAGGCAGCGGAAACGAATTGGCGAAACTGCAAGCGCAACGGACAGCCGATGTATTACTAACCCACCCACCCGACCCCGGCGGCTCCGGGGAGGAGGATGAAATGCACACACCGGGACCATGGGAATTTGCAGGGAAAAACACCAGGGGAATTTTCGGAAATGATGGGCATCAGGTGTCGACAATGTATTGCAAGCCGCTGGCATTCCCATCTGATATTTCAGAGATGCAGGCCAACGCCTCCCTTGTCGCCGCCGCGCCTGAACTTTTGGAGGCGTGTAAGACTGTGCTTGATATTATCAATCCTTACAGCCACATAAAACCGCTATTTGATGCGAATCTACTTTTGCAAGCCGCCATCGCCAAAGCGGAAGGGAGGTCTTGAAAATGGAAAAAGTGAAATGCACCCACTGTGGTTACGAATGGACCCAACGAGGGGTAAGGCCGCCGAAAGCGTGTCCATACTGCAAATCATATAGGTGGAGCATACCCAAAAAGGAAAAGGAATAGCACACGGGCCGGGGCCAAAAACCCCGGCCTATTTTATTTCCTCAACACTCCTTCCAGCATCTTTATGGCCTCTGTCTTTTTCCGTGTGATAGTCCTAATCGATTGCCTTGTTGTTTCCGCGATCTCCTGGCAAGTTTTCCCGCAGAAATAATGCAGGGAAAGCACATTAGCCAGCTCGGTAGGCAATTCCTTGAGCGCATCCAGCACGTCGGGAGCATCGGGCGAAATATCGGCAAAACTCTCCAGAATCGCATCGGGAACGATTTCCGTCATTATCTGCCTACGGGGTGTGAATTTGATTTGAAAATGCTTATAGAATGAGCATTTAAGGCAATACTTATCGCCCTTGCCGTCGCGCCAGTGGTCGCATTTCAAGCATTCCTTCATTGTTCACCATGTTCATTCGGGCATTTTCGGCAGTCGGTTGGCATAATCCTCCTAGAAGGGAATGTCTGTATCATCCGGCAGCGGTCCGGCGTCGGCCTGTTTAGGTTCACCTTGTGCACTCACCTTATCGGCCCAAACTTTCCATTGTTTCTTGCCGTTGTATTCGCCGCAATCGACCCGGCCAGTCACGGAGATCCGATCACCTTTTGACGGGGTGCCATCATGCGCCGTCTTGTCCGTTATCAGGACATCAATCCACTCGTTGATATACTTCCCGTCACGCTGCTTGAATCCCATCGAGCCGGGAACTACCGTCATGCTTCCCGCCTGTCGTGGCTCATTTGTCACTTTTACCCATAAATCGTCTGCCCTTAATACGACCATTTTATACCTCCTTTATTGCCAACATGGCTTTTGTTCATGCCATCCCTTGTTGAGTATCCTCAACTGTTTAGCGTCTCCCTTGTCGATCATTTCCCGGCGTCGGCATTCCCGGTCACACATGGTACACAAATCACCATTCCGATCCCGTTGATCGCCGATCACTTGCAGCCACACCATTTTGCCATCCGATACACGCGGGGACACGAATCCATTTCTCCGGCATTCAATTAGGATTGTTCCCCATAACGACAAGAGAGGCGGCGGGATCTTGTTCCTGAAATCCTCCCAACGGCGGTTTTCTCCCTGCCGTTGATAGGTAGTCATGTACCCAACAATGCTTTGATAATCTGTATTTTCATAAAGGTCGCTGTCCTTGAAAATCCGGCGCATCGTTTTCTCTGGCATCTCCTCCGGAGTTATCACCGGTGGATTGCTTAGCAGCCTTCCATCTGGCCTCGATAGCTGCACATTCGGCATCTTCCCGAGACTGTAATGCTTTGTCACGCGGGTCTGAGCGAGCGGTTCTAATTCCGACATTCTGACCTCCGTATTTTATGAAATTATTTTGCGCCTTTACCATCCACGTTGACAGGAATGCTTCGTATCGGCTCCTTCTCTTTTCTGGATTAGAGAGTAACCACAGCTCAGCTTTTTTAATTTCAGCACCGATATCTATTCCTGGAGATACCTCACGCCATTTTTCCATGAGCGCATCGGGGATGTTTTGAAATTTATTTTCAACGAAAACTATCTTCTGCTTAAGATTGTTTTTCTTTGAAACAGAAACAGAAGAAAGAAGGCTGGTAGTTTTGCTAAGATTTTGGTTAACCAAATTTTCATTGATTTTCTTTAATCCTGGATTTCCGCCTAATTTTCCAACCGTCTTTCTTATTTGAGATATTTCAAAATCACGGACCATGCGCCTTGAGATTATGGTAACGTTTTGGTTATCCAAAACATCTCCATCGGCAAGATGTTTTTCGATCAAAATCTGAAAAATTTTCATCGTTTTTTGTTCAGTTTTTCGCAGAATACGCGCCCATTCCCTTAATGGTTTTGTCGCTTCACCCCTCTTTTCTGACCACCAAAGGCGGCACAAAATACGAATCCATGCTCCTTCAACCTCTAAGTCTTGGTCGTCAAGATCACGGGTCCAGTCAGACGGATAAAATAAAAAACAGGGATTCTTCCCCATCAATCACCCCTTCTGTCGCTTGAAACGTAACTTAATAATTATAATCTCTCTACCGACAGCATCTTTTCCTTGTTCAAAATGGCATACTTCCACCACCCCCACCATATAGAGGGCATCTTTTATTTTCTTGATCGCTTCGTGGGCTGTCATACTGGCCCCTTTCCGATATTATCCCCTGCTATCTCAACAGATAATCGTTTCGTTGACGGAATATATCGAGCCGAAGATGCGCCGAGGGAGGTAGGCGCGTAACCCTTCAATTCCCCGTAGCTTGTATAATCCGGGGCGTATGTTCTGAGGTATGAGCTACAAATCAACCCCATTGTGATACGGCTTTGGATTTCATTGCAGATGTCATTTGGAAATAGGCGGGTAAACTTTTTAGCTATTTCCTCGTGCAAATGGCCCGTGATGACAAGATCCGCTTCAACCATGTCAACGATGCGCTTGAGGGCGTTTAGCTTCCCTCCGGCCGTAGCAGCCGCCCCTATGCCATGAAAAGAGAGGACCCTGAGTTTTGCCTGATAATGGGCGGGAGGTGGGCCGGTTTTGATGGATACCCGTGCGCCATGCTTAAATACAAAATACAGGTCAAACCATCCAGAGTATCCGAGATTCGCCAATCCTAATTGTCGGCAAATTTCCCTGTGAATTTCCATTTCTGAATTTTTTGACAGGTATTTAAGATCGTGGTTTCCAACCGCGAAGCCGAGGCCCTTATGCTTGATGGGCGAGAAGTCTCTTATTATTTGCTTGGCGCAGTAGGCCGCGAATGATTCAAGATCGACAACCCTTACATCTTCATCGAAGGCGGCTGGATCAAATCGTTTATCTCCCGGCACTATCCAGTCACAATAATCACCAATTTGAACCCACAATGAATACGGATCTCTTTTGATTGCTTCCCGGTCGCGGTGAAAGTGATCAAGGGCCATACCCCGCGCAAAACGATGAAGGTCAGCAATTCCCCATAACCGAAATTCGGCATCCTGCTTTCCGTAGGTAATAATACGACAACCTGTTGCTTCCATTATCTCCCTCCCATAAGTCGCTTAAATTCATCCATGTCTATTTCTGGTTCACCTTCCCCGAGCGATAGCCCCAAGCTATACGCTTTGCAGTTTATGGAGTTACTTGACCGGCTTTTCAGAACGGCGGAAATTTCCCGAACACGGCGACCGGCAGCCGCCATTTTCTTTAGGATCTCAATTTCATTTTCCTGCCAGGGTATTCGGTCCATTCATTGTCTCCAATAGGTATCGTTTCGTGATACTTTCCGTTGACGTTTTGCGCTTGAACCCATAGTTTTATTACCTGTCGGGAATGTTTCTGTCATTTACGGAAGTCCAAGTTGTTATCGCGTATTACCTGTAACAGGCCCTCCGCCAGTTGATCAATCGCGTTCTCCCCCTGGTCCCATGTCGATAAATGACCGGCAAAATAGCAGTTGTCTATGGCGTGAAGCACCTCATGGAGGAATGTGTGTGTGATCGCCTGCCGGTTACGGATGCAGTTATTTTCATCCCGGTCTGTAATTCGGATGGTCTGCGTTGCAGAATCATGCAGGCCATAAAGGGGCCGCAAATTGTCCTTAAAGGTATAGGGATAGAAAATCTTATAGTCACGACCTGCGATCTTCAAAGCCTGCGGAATCTTCATTTCTTCCCCCTGAAAATGTCGCCAAATATGTCTTTAAATTCTTTAGGCAATTCATCGCTTTTGCCTGTTATGCAGATGCAGATTTGTCCGCGATGAAATCCGGTCCCCTGGCAGATTGTGCAGTAACGGGTAGTTTTCTTACCTGTTGCGTCACTTTCTGTCATTTTTCACCTATCAAAAATGGTACAAATTGGTCGGCGTTCTGAGTTATTTGCCGACGGTTCTTGACCAGTCATTCGGCCACCTCGAGATCGAGAGCATCTTTCAAATCGTCAACAAAGAGAGGGAGGAATTGTTTCGAGGCCAAATCCGTCTTGTACCAGATCCCTTTTTGCCACTGGCTGAACCAATAGACGGGCTGCTTTGTCTCAGGATGGATGAACCGCACGACTCCCATGTTGGTATCGGCGGGCAGGTCTTTAATCTTCATCTTTTCACCTCAATCCAAAGCCCCACCGGGATATCCGGCGCGTGTATCCCCTTGTCGTTGAGCTTTTTTAAGTCACCCTTTGCCTTCGCTATGTCCTGTCTGTGCCGGTTGATTTCATGGACTAGGAAGTAAGCAAATGCCTCTTTGCTTCCGAGTCCGGCAAGGTCAATCTTTCGATTCTTTAGCCCCCTCCTATATCCAATAGAGTAGCAAAGGCACCCAATGGCCAGAATAAGGACTGTTGTTAAATAGTAGATCATGGCTTTAATATCCCCATTCTGATTTGACGTATTCTCCGTTTTTGTTCACGACTTCTTGAAAAGATTCTCTTAAAATTTTTCCACCACACCCGCCACACTACCCATCCCCAAAACCGGCATCCGACAGTGTAGATTGTCATGCGACCCCCTTGATAGTTTCTATCTCTAATTCTATTCGTGGATTCTGTTTATCAATTCCGCCGAACTGATACACGACGACTGGTATCACTTTGTATGAATCATCGGAAATGACGCCGCACTCGATCAACGCGTCGTCGGTAAACTTCTGGACAATCGACAGGACATTTCCGAGATCCCATTTCCGGTTAGTTTCTGGAAAAGCCGTGTAAGTAAAGCGATATGGAGGCGGTGAGAGTTTGACAATTTCCGGAACATTTACGCAGCCCTTCCATAGAATTTTTGCTTGAGCGAGTGTCATGTGGTGAGAATTTCGATAGATGTTGAGGTTGAGGTGGAACACCTTATCATCCTTCGTTTTTCTCGGTATCGTCACGGTGAACGGTAGGACTATCTTCATTGGGCCTATGTTATTTCATTGATCGCAAATAGGTCATCCTGCTTTGCCTGATCTTTCGCATGTTCGATATTTTTCAACGCCTGCTTGTAATATGACGGCTTTAATTCAACGCCAATTCCCATCCTTCCCTGTTTGACGGCGCAATATACTTCCGATCCAACCCCCATGAACGGCGTAAAGACAACCTCGCCTGGATTTGACCATAGGGTTAATACGCGGTTTATCACATCCAACTGTAATGGGTGCACATGCTTTTCGTCGTCACCATTTTTTGATTCCCGGAATGGCAGGACATTACCGATTCTCACATCATCCCAAAATGCGGACGCATATTGACGCCATATCCAGTGGCTATATCTGTTTTCTATTTGATTTCCTTTCCATCCCCGATAATTCAAAAGCTCTGCGGGCGGTTGTCGTTCTCCATAGTATTCATCAAGGCCGGTAGGATGAATAATGGGTATGGGATTTTCACCCTTGCGGCGGAAAACAAGAAGGTAGTCTGCCGATGCAACGGTGCACCGAGAAGAATCATCAACGATAGTCTTGTGGGCCAGATTCTTAGCCATTGTGCGATTACGAACCCCGAGAGGTTCTTTCCAAACAGCATACCGGGCCACATATTTCCATCCCTCGCGTTCATGGAGACGTATAATGTCTCCGGGGAAGTCTATAAGATGATCTGTCCCGCTATTACCACTGGGAACGTCCATGCAATGAACTGCGGTCATTCTGCCCGGAAATGTCATGCGGAATAGTTCTTTGACCACAAATCCGTAATGCTCAAAAAATTGGTCGTAGTCACGGCAGTTTGACAAGTCGCGTTCAGAACTCGAATAATGGTATAGGCCACCAAAGGGCGGGGAATAAACGGACAGGTGAATTTTTTCGGCGGGGAATGACCCCATCACATCAATACAATCTCCGTTATATATTGCGTATTTACCATTGATATGTTGTTCTATTATAGCCATGACGGGATCTCCTCTTTCTTCTGGAATGATTGACTTCTGTCTATTTTCAATGATTCATTCATATAGGTGACAAGGTTTTCAAACATCTTGTCCGCCGCCCGCGCTTTCCGCTGAAGATTTTTAAGGACTTGGATTTCCCCTTCTGTCGTTATGATGTCGGATCGGACAGGATTCTTTTGACCAAAACGCCAGCAACGACGCACGCCCTGGTAGTATTGTTCAAAACTATGCGATGGGAATGAAATGACATGGGCGCAATGCTGAAAATTTAATCCCCACGCTCCTATTTTTGGCTTAGTGACAAGAACCCGGATTTGTCCTTTTGTGAAAGCGATGAATTTTTCCTCTTTGGAATCATCCGAATCTTTCCCGCTTATCTGGACAGAATCGGGGATAAACTTTTCAAGGATGTCTCCCTCGTCGTTTAGGTGACACCATACAAGGGCGGTCTTTCCGGTATCGTTCACAAGGTCCGCCGCTTTTTGGCATCGTTCCTCAACAGTTCTTCTTCTCTCCTGCCTTTGCTCACAAAGACCGATTGCGGGGACTGCAAACAACATTCCGGGAGCGAGTTTTTCTGCCGTCACTAAATGCTCTTTTTCGGTCAACTCGGGAAGAATGAACCCGTCATCATCAAATCCAATATCAGACGGCTTTCTAATTGCCCTAGCCCACGAACAAACCCAACGCCAGAAAGGTTCTTCTGCATGACCCTTAAATCTCCACTTTGCGCCTTCCGATAGAATTTTATTCTGAAAGTGTGCTTGCTTGATAGTTCCCTGGTCATTCTTGAAGAACCTTCCCAACATATCGGTATATCCAAGTTCTCCCAGAGCCTCGCTTGACGTTCCAAGTTCGATATAGTCATTCGGGGCCGCCGTTGCCGTGCAAAGGAGGCGATACTTTACCTTCCGCATAAATTCAGTTATCTCTTTGCGGTATGTTCCATCGAATGACTTTAGGATACTGGATTCATCGCAAACAACACCCCCAAAATCATCGGGATTGAAATGGTGAAGGCGTTCATAGTTAGTGACGTTTATCCCCGAATTCACCTTGCCGTCCCCGGATCTGTGTGCCTCAATTTTGAACTTCTCTCCTTCAAGAACGGTCTGAAAAGATACGGCCAAAGGGGTCAGGATAAGAACTGGCTTATTCGTGTACCGAACCACATTCTCAGCCCAAACAAGCTGTTGCGGTGTTTTTCCTAATCCGCAATCCTCAAATAGGGAAGCGCGGCCCTTCTTGATCGCCCATTCCGTAAGAGTTGACTGAAAGTCGAAAAGAAACGATGGCATAAAGAGAGGATCAAATCCGTCGTTCCAAGTTAATTGCGCTTTTCGATCAAGAAACTCATGGTAGTTTATTCCGTCCATCGGGTGAATAACCTCCTAACGCAGTAAGATCGGACAAGTGAAATGGCCGTGAACCATGCGCCTATATGGATATTATCGGATAATGATGCCTTGATTCCGAAGAAGGGGAAAACTATGATTTGTGATAGCAGGGCTACTCCATAACCTATCGCTATATTGCTGACCGATTCAATCAGGCTGTGCCTCTTAGATTGCCTCATTTGCCTCCCGTATGGCCTTGCGATTCTGGCATTGATTAAAAACGGCATATTCGCGCCATCCTTGCCCGTCCCATTCGTAGCATAGATGGCAGAGCTTACGAAACCCTTCGGCAATAGGATTGACTCCGCAGCACTCGCATTTCTTGCCTTGACGCTTCTTATAGGCTTCCGCTTTGTCGATGTAATACTGGCGGCGGGCCTGATACTGCTTCTTTTTCTGGATCTTGTTGGCCGCTACCATACATTCCGTATGATATTTCTTAAATGGATAGCGTGCATCTTCGGGGCGCATTGGCTTACCGCAGTGGGCGCAGATCATTGGCCGATCTCCAAAATGACAGATTTATATTACCGATTTGCTTACCACTTGCTACCGCCCCAAAATGGTGCAATGTTTATGCCAAAAGTTAAGTAGTTGTTTTTATTGGAATGGCATAAAAATGACATCCGATTTTTCGACAATCATTGCCGCATGGCTCGACATTTTTGTCGAAATAGATAACATCGTAAAACTAATAGTTAAGTTGTCAGTTTAGGCAAATATCATGCCAAAAACTCTCGACATTTCTTTCCCGGATTAGCCATTTTTTGTCGAATCAGGAATTTAAGCAATTATCCATCTAACATCAAATAACCATTCATAAATCAGCTTAAAAGTAAATTATGGCATTGCATTTGCATTGCATAAAGCCAAAGGATGGCAATACACGATGGACAGAAAGAAAGCAATCACAATCAGACTGAGCGACGAAGAACGATCCATTTTCCAAATCATGGCGAAAAGAAAAGGGTTGCCAATATCACAGTATATCCGCCGAACGATTCTTGACCTTTACTATAATGGGAAAAAGGACTATGCTAACGGTTGACAGGTACATAAGAAGGAATGATAGTTATGACTGGATTCCCAATATCCGAAGGTTAGATGATTCATTTATGACCCGCTCCTTTGTTCCAACGCTGACAAACGATGAAGCGGCGGATTATCTCGGCGAGAGCGACGCGGAAACGATCAGGGAAGTTTTAAAATAGGAGGTGGGAATGAAAAAGGAAACGATCATCCACGGGTTCAAAGGATTCGACAAAGATTTAAAATGTCGCGGGTTCCAATTCAAGGAAGGCGAAACATACAAGGAAAGCGATTCCATAATCTGTGAAAAAGGATTCCACTTTTGCGAAAATCCGTTGGATGTCCTCAATTATTATAATGTCTGTGATAGCGAGTTCGCAGAGGTTATTGGCAGCGGGAAAATTGTGGGGCATGATGAAGATACAAAAAAGGCCGCAACAGAAATAAAGATCGGAGCTAAACTATCACTCTCTGGATTCATCAAGGCATCGATTGATTTTATCCTGAAGACGACAAAACCCGCCTCCGGTGATTACAGCAAGCTCGCCGCCTCCGGTGATTCCAGCAAGCTCGCCGCCTCCGGTGATTCCAGCAAGCTCGCCGCCTCCGGTGATTCCAGCAAGCTCGCCGCCTCCGGTGATTACAGCCAGCTCGCCGCCTCCGGTGATTCCAGCAAGCTCGCCGCCTCCGGTGATTACAGCCAGCTCGCCGCCTCCGGTGATTACAGCCAGCTCGCCGCCTC